GACGATCTTCTCGACAGCGGCCTTGTCAGCAGCTTGCTTAGTACGAGTCTCGGCGCTGAACTTCTCGTAGGCCTTACCGGCCAGGGTCAAGTAGACCTCAACCTCATGAGCAGGGAGGCCCTTAGCGATCAACTCAACCTTAAGGAGATCGAAGTTGCCCGACTCGATAGCCGGAACCATACTGGGGTGGTCCGGACCAAAGCCGTGCTTACCGACATACTCAAGGGCCATGTCCAACCCACGGTCACCCGTTGGGTTGTAGGCAATGGCACCTTTGGCGTCGGCCTCATCGGCCGCCACATCCAGCTTCACGGGCTCCGCAGGCGGGGCCTTTACCGGCTCGCCAGCGGGCGCACCGGGGTTGCCGGATGCAGCGGCCAGGGCAGCAGCATCAGGGGCGCCAGAGTCGTTCTGGACGGTCGCGTCGGGGGTGTTGTTTTCGGTCGTCATGGATCGACTTTCCTATTACTGAGGTTGTTGGGGGTTAGCGGCAGCTTCGGCACCAGCGACGGCACCAGCTTCAGCGCCAGAGGCGGCAGCGTTCTGCGCGGCGGCAGCTTGCTGTACTTGGGCGAACTCTTCATTGGACATGATGAACCTCTTGAGGTCCACGCCAACGCCTTGGCCGACGAACTCGGCAAGGTCTTGCCACTTCATACGGTTGAGCAAACCTTCGGGGACGTTCATGAATCCTGCCAGGGTAGCGATACCTTGCTTCAGATTCTCTAGGTCACCGTTGCGGCTGAGAGCATCAAGGCCCGTGATGATAACGACATCGAGGTCAGTGCCTGCAAGGGGCGTGTCAGCAGAGGCTAGCATCCAGTTGGCGACCGGCTTCTGGATAGAAGGGGCCAACATGGAGTACGTACCACCGAAGCTGGACTCAAGTTCCATCGTCTGCATACGCACTTCCTCAGCGGTCACTCGCTCGGCATCCCGCGTTACGGCGGAGCTAAGGAGGAAGCCTCGGGAGATACGTTGGATGTACTCTTGCGAGACAGCCTGTGCCATCTTGACACCATCGGCCACGGGCGGCGTGATAGCCGTCACGTCCTTAGCAGAGCCTGGGATAGTGTCGCCCGTCACGCTGTTGCGGAGGTCTTCGATAGAGGTCACGCCGTTGGGGTTAGCCACCCAGCGGAACTCAGTACCAACCACCGCACCGGTGACGATAGCTTCGGACAGGACGCTAAGGGCTTCAAAGTCCCCTGCGTATTCCTCTACTAGCCCGGTCCCATAGTCGGACTCATCGGCCAAGTCCCAAGCCAGGACCCTGTACGGGAACTTCTCGGGAGTCCACTTGCCATCGAACTCCTTGGGCAGCTGCTGCTCATTGACCCATTGAGTCATGTAGTAGTGCCCAGTAGGAACCTTGCGGATCAGACGGTAATGGCAGACCTTATCCAGTGGGGCGTGTTGACCGCTGAACGTAGCCTGTACTTTCTGGTCAAGCTCGTTGAAGCACATCTGCTCACGGATGACCAGGGTGTGTACGCCACCTTCGTGGTCACGCTTGACGCACCAGTACTTGAGCCCCATGTTACGGATGATCTTCTTGTCGAGGATCATCAGCGTATTGCCAGTAACGACTAGGTGCCTGTTGACTTGGTAGAGCTTAGGCCGTTGGGCCAGCTTGTCAAGCTGCATGCTACCGTCGCGCTCCAGCTTAGCCAGCACGGAGTTAAGATCGGTCTCGCTGATGTTAGCCTCAGCGGCTTGCTGCTTGGTCAGCTTGCCCTCGGCGACCCGGAAGAATGGGCGCGATGGTGCGAACATCGCAGTCATCAACTTGTTGACAACGTGGTTCACAGCCTGAGCACCAAGGGACTGATAGTCGTGCGTCTGGTCCATGGACTCAACGTCGAAGCCATCAGGCAGGCACACCTTCGGAATGGTCAGCGCGGCGTAACGCTCCACCCGAGTCATCAAGGCTTGCTTGATTCCGGACAGGCGTTCCCAGCATGCGCTGGCGCTCTCGTTGTAGGCGCCCGGTGGGGTGAAGTCGTAGAGAGCCATTAGATAGTAACTCCCGATTGGTAAGATGAGCGGAAGCTAGCGCGGCGCTTGCGTGCGGCAGACGAGCTAGCCTCACCAGCTTGGTCACCACCGCCAAGCTCAATGTTCGGCGTAAGGTCAGAGACACGTTGGTTCTGCGAGCCGATAGCCTGATCACTGGCAGCTTGGCGAGCCTGGGCTTCCATCTCAAGGCGTTGCTTCTCGGCGGCGGCGGCACGCTCAGCCTCGAACTTGCGCTGTTGTGCCAACTGCTCAGCCGCTTGGGCCTGCTGCTGCTGTAGCACAGCTTGTTCCTGTGCGGCCTGCTGTGTGGCAATGTTGCGATCGCTCTCGGCCTGCATGTTAGCAGCTTGGATCGTAGCGTCGGCCTGCTTCTGTGCGCCCTTCTTGGCGGCACGTGCGCCATAGGCAGCGCTTGCCACAGTAACTGCGGCGACGGCAGAGAATGCCATGGTTAATCCTTTAGGGTAACGTCCACTATCAGGTGGACCCTTTCCTTGTCGGATGGATTGCCTGCTTGGTGTGTGACGCGATGATTGAAGAAGAAGACATCCCCGCGTTTGGGGAAGCGAAGTTCATCCTCGCACGAGAACCAATTCAGGATTGGGCTAGTGACGCAGATGTGGAAGCGCTCGAAGTGATCGGCATATACTCCGCCGTCGTAGTGCGGCAGTATAACGCCACCGGGCTTGAGGGCCACGGCCATGACATTACCGACTGATGCGACGTTCAGGCCCATGAGGACTGAGTTAACGAGGGCGGACGTGCGCGGCAGAGCAGCCGCGAAGGGCGTGCGCCTGCGGTCGGAGTGCGGGTCTATGAAGTGCTCAACGCAAAAAGCGCCCCGAAGCGGGATGCACTTCGTGTCCGCATGCGCCGAGCCCTCAAAGGACTGACGTGCGACGAAGGCATCCCACAACGGGGCGTTCTGTGCTAGCTCTTCGCAGACAGCGTCAGTGTTGACGTTGGCTACAAAGTTGAAATGGCTCAAAGGTTCTCCAGGTAGATGCGCTCGTGTACCGGAAAGCGGCGGCTGAGTACATCATCGAGTACGGTGTTGGGCTTCGTGTGCCAGAGCATAACGCTGGCGCCACAGTCGAGGCTGAGCTTACGCATAGCCACCATGATCCGCCCACCAACCGATGCGCGGGCATCAGGTGTAGTGAAGATGACATCGTTCTGCGACACAAGGTTGTTCTTGTAGTGCAGGTGCGGGGCCAGGATGTTGACAGCATAGCCCACGCAGCGCGAGCCAGTCTCCGCATCCTCTATGGCCACGACATTCAGCAGCGCACCGGCCTCATCGAGCACACGATACTTGTCCCAATCAGGGGCAAGCTTCATGGCCCGGTTGCGGTTGCTCTCCTGGTAGTGAGCCTCAAGCAGAGGCTCGGTCCAGAAGCGCAGAGCGTTGGGCATGACGTTAGTGAGTAGCCTCATTCGATCACCACACCTTCCCGGACTTTGTCCAAGCAGTACTGGATACCCAGCAGCCAGCCAACCTGTTGAGGGTTGGTGTCTGCGGTCACGACCGGCTGCGGCAGCTTGGCCCTAAGCCGAGCGAATTCCTCGGAGCTAAGCCGATGGTACTCGACGACCTTGACGTTAGGTTGACTCATTGAATCTCCGTTGTAGTATAGGTACTAGGAAAAGAAGAAGTCGGACTTCAGGACTTCCATGATGTTAAGCTCACCCTTGGTTGGTGGCTTCGGCAGGCAAGGGTAACGTCGGCATAGGTCTGCGATGGGATCATGCAGATCGTACATACCTACGAACTCTCGCCGGATAAGCTCGAAGAGCTTCTGGCTATCTGCGGCGTGCGTGCCGTAGTCATCGTGGATCATGGCCAGGGCGTTAATGCCGTGTGTCGCAGCAGCCGCAGTGGTTAGCTGCAAGTGCGCGGCGTCCATGCTATGCACGAAGTTCGGGGCCAGCCCGCTGGCGTGGCGGGTAGCATCAGGGTCATCCGTCTCAGACAGAACCTTGATCTTGACCGGGCCGTGGAGCCTAGTGTTGATGCGGTGTTCCTTGGACTCGAAGTACGCCTGACTAGCAGGGAAGCCCGAGGGCGTGTCCCACTTGATTAGCGGTTCCATCTCGGGG